AAATGTACGAGTATAAATGCAAAATTAGAAAAGTTGTTGACGGTGATACCGTTGATATCGACATAGATTTAGGTTTCGGTGTCTGGCTCAATGATGAAAGAGTGAGAATTATAGGCATTGATACTCCTGAATCAAGAACAAGTGATCCAATTGAAAAGAAATTTGGATTAGCTGCAAAAGAGAGAGTGCAACATCTATTAGGTGAAGGCGCTATTCTAATATCTAAAGTTAAAGGTGATGGTAACGAAGAAATGCGAGGCAAGTTTGGTCGTATTCTTGGTGATTTTAGAACACCACAAGGTGATTTACTCACTTCTAAATTAATGAAAGAAGGACACGCTGTTGCTTACTCAGGTGGTAACAAGGAAGTGATTCAAACAAAACATTTAGAGAATAGACAGAGATTAGTCAATGAAGGTAAAGTAGATGTTGAAGGTATGGAAATAACCAAACCAGCATTAGTACAAAAACCCATCGTTGAAGAAACTGTTGTTGAAGAGGTTTCAGCACCAGTTAAAAAAACTACAAAGAAGAAAACTACTAAAAAGAAATAGGAGATTATTATGGGATTTTTATCAAAGTTATGGGAGAATTGGGGCAAAGGCAACAATGCAGGTCCAGAAACAAAACCTGCAAAGAAAGCGCCAACAATAAAAAAGACAACTAAGAAAAAAACTAAAAAGAAAAAAGCAAAGAAAAAATAATGGGTAAAGCAGTTACAAGAGTTGGATTAGATAAACATATAGGTCATTTAAGTCCTACACCTAATCCTTTTCATCAAACTGCTTATGCTACTGGTTCAGAAAATGTTATTACTAATGGTGCAAAGACAGTTAGAATTGATGACAAGACAAGCTGTGGGGATCCAGCAACAGGTGGGTCGTCAACAGTACTTGTAAATGGTAAAGGTGTTCATAGAAAAACGGATGCAACAGGCGGTCATGCAAGTTTTGTGCCTAATGCTTCAAGTTCTGGATCAGGTGATGTATTTGCTGGCGATTAAATAATCGGTATAAATATTACATAGGAGAGATTAATAAATGTCAAGGTATGACGCCACACAAACAAATGAAAGTTCTAGAAGTGCTAGAATATATAAAGATTTAGACTTAGACTTTCAAAAAAATACTGCTACAAAGGATATTCAAAAACTAACGGATATTGAATCAGTAAAAAGAAGTGTGAGAAATTTAATTAAACTTAATCATTACGAAAAACCTTTTAGACCTGAAGTAGGATCAAATCTAAGAGCAATGCTATTTGAAAATATTACTCCTCAGATTAATCATGCTATTTCAAAACAAATAGATTTATTAATTAGAAATTATGAACCGAGATGTAGATTGGTTCAACTTAATGTTCAACCAGATGTAGATAGAAATGGATATAGAGCTTCAATATCTTTTTATGTTGTAAATTCACCAGAGAGAGTTGAAGTAGAAACATTTTTAGAAAGACTAAGATAACATGGCAACTAAATTACAAATATCAGAATTAGACTTTGACGGTATCAAAGATAATTTAAAAAACTTTTTATCACAACAAGACGAGTTTAGAGATTATAATTTTGAAGGTTCTGGTATGTCAGTTCTTTTAGATTTAATGGCATACAATACACACTATCTTGGATTTAATGCTAATATGTTAGCAAACGAAATGTTTTTAGATAGCGCTGATTTAAGATCAAGTGTTGTATCAAAAGCAAAACAAGTTGGTTATACTCCAACAAGTTCAACATCAGCAGACGCTGTTGTAGATGTGGTTGTTAGTCCTGCTTCTGGCTCTTCTATTACAATGTCAAGAGGAACTAAATTTACAACAACTGTAAATAACATATCTTATTCTTTTGTAAACAATTCTGAATTAAGTATTACACCTTCAGATGGTGTTTACAAATTTAGTAATGTTGATCTAAATGAAGGAACTCTTTTAAATTTTAAATATACTGCAAATACATCAGACACAGATCAAAGATTTATTATACCAAACAATAATGTAGATACAACAACATTAACTATTAAGGTTCAAAATTCATCTTCCGATGCTACAACAAGCACTTATACATTGGCAACTGGTATTACAGGATTAGATTCAACATCTAAAGTTTACTTTTTACAAGAAGTTGAAAATGGAAGATACGAAGTTTATTTTGGTGATGGTGTTTTAGGAACAGCAATCGCTGATGGCAATATTGTTATTATGGATTACATTGTATGTAATCGAAATGCACCTAACGGCGCTACAACTTTTACTTTGTCAGGAACGATTGGTGGATTTTCGAATGCTACAGTAACAACAATTTCTAATGCAACAAACGGATCAGGACCAGAATCTATTGAATCAATAAAATACAATGCACCTAGAGATTACACAGCACAAGATAGAGCAGTTACAGCTGATGACTACAAAGTTCTTGTTAAAAGTTTATATGCAAATGCTCAATCAGTACAAGTATATGGTGGTGAAGATGCCGCTACACCAGATTATGGTAAAGTTTATATTTCTATCAAAGCAAAATCAGGTTCTAATCTAACAGAAACAACAAAGGCAAGTATTGTAAATAGTCTAAAACAATATGCTGTTGCTTCTATAAGACCTATCATTATTGATCCAGAAATAACATTTCTTACTTTGAATACAACATTTAAATATGATTCTGGTGCAACAACAAAAGCAGTAAGTACACTAGAGACAAATATTCGTAATACTATTGCCACTTATAATAATGATACACTAGAAAATTTTACAGGTCTTTTTAGACACTCAAAATTATTAGAAAATATTAACAACGCTGATACATCTATTTTAAGTAATATTACAACTGTTAAGATGTATAAACTTATTACACCAACTTTAAGTTCTGCATTAAAATATACACTATCATTCAATAACGCATTTTACAATCCACACTCTGGACATAATTCAAGTGGCGGTGGTGTTGTTTCTTCAACAGGTTTTAAAATCAATAACGATAGTTCAACCAACGAACATTTTTTAGATGATGATGGTGGTGGTAATATACGAGTTTATTATTTAAGTGGTACAACAAGAATATATACAAGTTCAACTTTTGGTACAGTTAATTATACAACTGGTGAAATAATTTTAACATCTGCTAACATAACAAGTATTTCAAATGTTGATGGTGCTGCTAGTACACAAATCAGAGTTTTTGCTATTCCAAGTTCTAATGATGTTGTTCCTGTTCGTAATCAGGTATTACAAATAGATACAGCAAACTCTTCCGTTAGTGGAGAGATAGACGCTGTTGAAAGTGGTTCATCGCAAGCAGGAACTTCTTATACAACAACTAGTAGTTATTCATCATACTAATGGATAACAATGACAGACTTTAAAAAAACAAATAAAAAAAAATTATCAAATCTTGTAAAAGAACAGTTACCTAGTTTTGTTCTTGAAGATCATCCTAAATTTGCTGAGTTTATATCTTCATATTATCTTTTTCTAGAATCAGCTGAAATACAATTATCATCTTCTACTGCTGTTGATAATATTCTTTTAGAGAGCGAAGGAACAACTGATAATTTTGTTTTACTGGAAAGAACAGATAGTTTTGGTTTAGACGCTAACGATAAACTTGTAAATGAAGAATTATCTTTCTCAGGAACATTTCAAAAGAAAGAAATAATCACAGGTGCTACTTCAGGTGCAACAGCAACAGTTCTTGCTGAAAATTTTGCTAATTCAAGATATACAATTTCTGCTAACAATGGATTTATTACAGGTGAAACTGTAACTGGCGCAACATCAGGTGCTACAGCAATCGTGGGTAAGTATCGTGCAAACCCCATTGAGAATATTCAACAACTTCTAAACTACTCAGATCCAGACCATACTATTTCTGATTTCTTAACACAAATGAAGGAAGAGTTTCTTAAAACTATTCCAACAAATACAGATTCTAGTTTAGATAGAAGAAAGTTAATTAAAAATATTAAATCATTATATCGTGCAAAAGGAACAGATAAGGCTCATCAAGTATTTTTTAGATTACTGTTTGATGAATCGTCAGAAATTTATAAACCAAACCAAGATATGCTGCGAGTATCTGATGGTAAATTTTCTACAAATAATTTTATTCGTTGTACTCAAACAACAGCACAATCAGTTGACAATCCTATATTTTTAATTGGTCAAGTGCTTACACAAGCAAACGATCCTGCTGATGATGATGTAAATGAAGCAACAGCAATTGTAGAAAATGTTACTAAATTTCAACAAGGGTCAATCGTTGTTATTGAAATAGAAATTAATAGTGAAACTACAACAGGAACTTTTGTTAACGGTGCAACAGTTGCAGGTATTAGTAATATAGATTCAGATAACTTAATTAATTTAACAGTAAGTCAAGTAGTCTCTACAACAACTATTACTAATGATGGTTCTACACTAACTGTTGGTGATGAGGCAACTATATCTGGTGGTGCAGGTACTGGTGCTCGTATTCAAGTAGATGACATATCAGGCGGTGGTGTTGATGAAGTTATTGTTAATGCTGCTGGTACAGGATATGAAATAGGTGATACAATAACATTTAGTTCTGGTACTGCTGAGGCTAAAGTATCTGTTGTTAATGGTGGATTTGCACCAGAAGCAGGAAGTCTTGCTGTTCATGTTGAATTAGAAACAGCAACAATTACTGGTGGTGGTTCGGGTGATTTAGAATTAGAAGATATTTTTAATCCAAAAGATTATGTTGCTGGACAAGGTGTTGAATCAGCAAAGTTTTTAGATTCATCATCTCACGAAACAGATACAGAAGTTAAAATAGAATTAGAAAACGAAGTAGGAGAAATATTATTAGAAGAACATGATACTCAAACAGCAGAAACTTCTTTTATTCTTAGTGAAGTTTCGATACCAAACACACCTTATGAATTTTATTCAGATGACCATGTAATATTAGAAACATTAGCTGCTGTTGATCCAACAACTGGACCAGCAACTGGAACAGTTAATGCTGAAAGTCATAAAATAGTTCAAGAAAACTCTACAGGTAGTGGTGATATAACAGATATTAGAATGATTGCAAGTGGTAGTGGATATACAACTTTACCAACAGCAACAATTACAGTTGGTGATAGACATATAGGATTAGAAAATGCTACAAATGAAAGAAGATTGTCTTTTGTTGGACAACTAGAAGATGGACCTTTCTTTATCAGACAAGAACAGTTAGATAATTTTGGTAACATAGGTAATATATTAAATGAAGATGAATCATTAACAGTAATCGAAGATACTGATAGGGCTGGAGACGGAAGACTTGCCCTTGAAGATGGTGGAAATATATTATCAGAAACTTTTGATGGTGCAAGTGCAACTGTAATACCTTACGGTGCTGAAATAGGTCGTGCAACATCTTTAGGTATAATTGAACATGGTATTAATTTTACATCAGCCCCTACTTTAGCATTTCCTCATTATGCTGTTCTTAAAACAGTTTCAGGAACAATTACTGATGAATCAACATTTACAAGTAATCTAAGTGGCGCAACAGGAACAGTAGTAGGTTTTACAGCACCTCTTTTAAAATATACAGCAACAACAAGTGCATTAGAAATAGGAGACACAGTTACCTTTTCTGATGGACCAACTGCTGTTGTAGTGAAATCAGATCCACTAACAGGAACATCAGCGATTGATACAAACATATTTACAAAAGGTAAATATATTGCTCAAGATGGTCATTTATCAGAATTAACTAAAAAAATTCAAGATAGTTTATACTATCAAGATTTTTCTTATGTTGTAAAAGTATCAGAGGCAATAGACAAATGGAGAGACGCTATTAAGAAAGCAGTTCATCCTTCTGGATTTTATGTAACAGGAGAAGTGAATATTGCAACTCAACTAGATGTTCAAGTTAAACAACCAGTTGGTGCTACATTATCACAAGGATTATTCTCTGGTACTGAAGATAGTCCTATCTACATGAGATTAAATACTCTATTCTCTACATTCTTTGGTAGACGAACAGGTGTTGGATTAAAGTTTATGAGTAACAATGTTCAGTTAGATGGTAAAACATTACTATCATCAGCTGTTGCAAGAGCAGGTATTCCTGTAAATGTTTCAGATGACTTTAATGATCCAAATACAAATACAGAAAAAGAATTAAACTTACATCCTGAGACTACAATCGAAACTGAACAAAGAAGTAGAAACAGTTTTTACAGTTTAAATAGTTATAAAGTAAGAAATGTAGATGTAAGTAATGGTTTTGCATATGCAGGCCCAAGACAAAGAAATTTAAGAGCACCTTTTTCTAGATATGCTCATAATAACGGTATATTACTAGAGGGACATACAGAAACAGGCGATTCTAATATTAGATTAGAAAGTGAATCGGGTGTGATTACAAGTGAATTTGGTATTTCTGCAAGTACAACAATAGCAGATTGGGCACAATTAAGATTTACAGGAACTTTGAATACAAATGTTGACGGAGAAACTATGAGATTACAAGATTTAGAAGGAACTAACAGTAATCTCAATCATAAAAATAATTTTGCGTTTCCTACAGACATCACCCAAGAGCCTTCGTAAACTCTTATAAATAATAACATAGAACATAAATACTTAATGGGAAACTAAAATGGCAGCAATAGTAACAAACAAATTTAGAATAAATAATGCCGAACAGTTCGTAGAATCTTTTAGTGAAACGGCTGCAACGACATATTATTTGTTCATAGGAAGAGCACAC